GGCATGGGATAGCGGACGCATCACGCCGTCAGCATCGCGCACCTGATTTACCCAATGGGAATTGCGCTCGCGCATGGACTCTTTGCCCGCGAGCCACCCGATCCAGTAGTCGCGAATCTTAGGCTCTAGGTATCCAATGCCGTGCATCGCTTTTCGATTGCTCTCATGCTGCCAATAGCTTGGCAGATTCCAATATTGTGATCCGCTCGCGAAGCCGTCGCGGTAGACTTCAGAGTTTCGGTCAACTGCGGGAACGAGTTTTTGATTCATAATGATTCGATTTTGTGTGCGTGAATAGGTGGCAGAATGGTGGCCTACCCTTTCGCATCACCAGTTGCCCGATGATGCGCGGAGGATGGGTCAGACTTGACAGTTAGGGCATCGGCACAACAGCGAGTTCTTTTTGACCGGATCACCGCACCGGACACACTTCCGCCCGTTCATCCGCATTTTTTGCGCGTTTACGGTGATTTTTCCTGACCTTAACTTGTGCCGCAATTCCTCCCAGGTCAGACCGAAAACGCCTTCATTGTCCCGCTCGCGCAAATAGGCTTTTGCCTCTTCAATGCTCATTCCACTCATGTTTTTTCGGTTTTAATTGTTCGAGGGGGATGCCGATTGGATCGCTTCGCGGGCGTCAATCGCGCACCGCTTCAAACTGTCCAACATAGAGCCAATCTCCTTTGGATTGTTCGACAGTTTCCGCAATAGAAACTCCGCATCCTCCAATGCGCGGAGCAATTCGGGCGCGGAAGCGATTAGGCGGGCGTTGGCTTCTTGATCGCTCTTTTTCTCGCTCATGTTGTCAACGTAGACAACCGCGCACGTCAAACGCGGGTTTCCAATGTGAAGCTCCGATTTCTCTGTCGTCGAAAAAACGGATCGGTTGATTGCCCAAGGTCCGGGGGTAAAGGTTGACATAGGTGCGCGGGGAATTAGAAGTTTTGAACCAAGACGCCGCTTTGGAATTCGATTACCTGCGACTTGTCCCGCAGGAAGTCTAGCGCGTCCGATTCATCGTCGAATTCCCGCGCGTAGGATTTCGCAGCGTCAACTGCAGTTTCAAATTCTGACCAGTCGCAGCAAATGGCTATCGGGTCCAATTCAAGTTCTGTTCCGCAGTCCTCTTCGTAGGATTCAAGATAATCGAACAAAGCGAAAAGAGCCGCACGGGAGAATTGAGTTTCGCGTCCGCAAGCGCGAAAGGATTCGACAAACTGGTAACTGGTAACTGTGGTTCTCATGGTTTGATTTTGTGAATCGGGAATCGGGATTGATTGCCCGCCGTTCCCCACCAGTTGCCCGATGGGGAATCGCGGGGAATCAAATCTTGGTGATTTGATGCAATGCGGATTCGATGTCTCGTTTCAAACCGGATCGGATCGATTCCGCTAGTTTCACAGCGGATTCCATAATCTTTTCCGCTTCGTTCCGCGCACCCAAAATGATCTTGTCGCGCTCGCGCATTGCTTCGTAGCGCATTTGATTGCAGCGATGGGCGCAGTCTTTGATTGATGCGCTTGCCAGGATTCCGGGCGCGATATCGGAGCGAAGATCGCTTTCGATGAACGGGATTTGATCGCGAAGCCATTGGCCACAGTAGGAATCGGAGCCTAATTTATCGGCGCAATCGGCAAGGATTTGTATTTCGTCGGATTTGTTCATGGGATTAGTTTTCGATTAGTTCAACTTCGTTTTCGATGGCATCGGCAATTTCAAATCGGATCATTCCGATTTCATCGGATAACTTGGCAAGGCATTCCGTCACTTCTTTCGGGAATAAATCGGAGTTTTCACCGTTCATTCCGTCTTTTCCATTCCGTTCCGCATAACGAAAGGATTCCGCTGCCGCTTCCATGAATGCCAAGATGGATTCGAAAAGGGATTCGATGGAATGACGGCCCATTCCGGGGCGGAAGTCTCGGATTCGATGTTCTCCAAAGGAGCCGTCCAAGATGAATCCTTTTTCGTCCAAGGATAGGAAAAGGGAATCGGAGCCGCTTCCGATTTGAACGGCCGGGCAGAGTCTTGGGCCGATAATGAAGGGATAGTGGAGTTTCATGGATTAGTTTTTGTGATTCGGCTTGATTGCCGATCATTCCCCACGGTTTCCCATGGGGAAGCATCGGGAATCACTTCCGCTTGAACGCTAGTTGAATCGCTTTCCGCCAATACTTTTCAAGCCGTGACGGATTGGAATGGTCAAAATGGATTGATTCCGTCCGTTCCGTTCCTTCCCGATAATCCGTCACGAAGGAATAGGTTGAAAACCAATCCCATCGCGTTCCGTCGGTAGGCCAGGAACTAGGAACGGGATGTTCACGGAGTAGATTGACCAGTTCGCGGAACGTGACGGATTCCGTGCCGATTGAGCCGCTATCGGATTCCTCGCCGGATTCGGCTGATTCGGGAGTTACTTCGGAATAGGCGCGATGAATGGTGATCATGGGATGGAATGGTTTATTTGCTGTAGTCTTCGACGGAATAGCCTTTCAAATCGGAATGAATCGAATCGGAAACGCCAGCCTCGAAAGCGGCCCACAAGTCTTCGCTGTCTTCGCTTTCGTTCAAATCATGGGCAACAAACTCGAAAGGTGAGAAGTCACGGGAGCCGGATTCGGCAGCGAAGCAAAGAGCCTCGTGGTATTCCTTCGCGTTCTCCTCAGTGACGGTTTTCCCGAGTCCAATCCAATCAATGGAGCGGCAGATTGAGTCGCCGATTGACGGGACATTATGGCAAGCGATTCCGTGCCCATGGTTCCGGCCTAGGAGATAGGCGCGTTCCGTTTCGGGATTGGTTGCGTAGGCTGAGGGGATTTCAATGGTGATCATGGATTTGATTGGTTGTGGATTAGAGTTGTGAGCGGATGAAAAGGAAGAAGAAGGCGAAGCCAAGGATAAGGTTCGCCAAGATGAAAAAGGCGAGTTTTGCTAAGGTTTCGATGCGTTTTTTGTTCACGGGAGAGAGACTAGACCGGGCGGAAACGGAGCGCAAGTAGTTTTTTGAAGTTTTTTTCAGAGGGCAGGAAAGGGAAGGGAAAGCCTAGGCCGATCCGAAAGGTAAGACTTGCGTCACAAGGTATCTTGCCTGACAAGGTACTCATGGACGCTACGGAATGGGACAAGGCAAAAACATGGTACCTAGGGGGGATGCCTTGGAAGCAGATTTCAAAGGAGTTGAACGTACCAGAGTCAACGCTAATGACCAGGGCAAGCCGCTCCGGCTTGACTAAGGTGAAGCGAGATATGGGTGACTTTTCTCTTAAAAAGAAAAGCGAACAAATAGAACACTCTATTGAAACACTATCTAAACTAGTTAGAAGCAAACTAGCTAATGATGCCATCACAACACTAGAAAGAGTCGACAATTATCAAATCAGTGACATACGCGAAGAAAACACAAGGGAGCAAGTGTTAGCGTCTATTAGCAAACGTTCCGCTCTCGTTTTCGGATGGTCTGACACAAGCGAAAACGCGACTGTATCGATTAATCTGTTGGGAGCATTGCCGGATAAAACATTAAACATAACGCCAAGTAATGAAATAGAATAGGGTAATGGGATAGGAAAAGGATTGTTATTCTATGGGATAAGTAGAGTTTCAACTGGGCCTGGGCGGTCCCCTTTTGGGGTGGGCTTCGTTTACGATACCCCCCCTCAAAAATTTTTGGCACTTTTGACACATGATTAAAATTGGAAATAGTGTAAAATTAAACATATCCGAGCAACGATTGGCTGAGTATGTGGCGAAGCGGCGTAGCGAGTGGAACGACCAACTAGGAGTTCCGAATGTTGTGATTAGTTCGTTGGGTCAGCGTGGAATTGATCTTGAGGGCATAGCAGGGGAATTGGCCTTCTGTAGATTATTCAATGTGTATCCAGATTTGGAGACGGATGTGGAGCCGCCGTACAAGGCTTATGACTGTGTGTTGTATGATCGCTTGAGAGTGGATGTGAAGAGTACGACGTATGAGCATGGTCGGTTGTTGGTGAGTCAGAAGACGGGCGAGAAAGCTGGTGAAGTGGATGCGTATGCGTTGATGACGGGAACATTTCCAGGTCCATATGTTTATCGCGGCATGATTGATCGACATGAACTGATTCGGGAGAAGCGGATAGGCGAGATTTATGGGAATCGGTCGTACATGGCGTGGCAGAACGAGCTTGTGGACATGGTATTTTTGTATTGACGCGAGCGGGCCAGTAATCGCTGTATTCGCGCAATCGGACCTAAAACGAGATGCTGGCTGATTGGTCGTCAGCCACAAACTGTCTAAGCGGAAGTGACGCCCGCGCTGCGGAATTGTCCTCAATGTGGGGATAGTGGCCCGCTTCTACAAAGTCGGTATAACGTCGGTTAATTTTCTGAAATATGTCTTGTCCTAATGTCTTTAACGCCTTCGCTGTGGCGACCGAGTCGCTCGCGCAGGATGTGTACAAGCGGGCTTCGTACCGCTCGATGTGGCTCAACTTGATTGAGCGTGGCGAGTATCCGCAGGGTACTGGTTTGACGCAGACTTCGTTCAACACCACTTCGATTGAGCCGACTGCGGCTGAGGAGTGGAGCGCGATCACGCTTGCTACTGGCGAGAATGGTGGTGCTTGCGATGTGACCTATGCGGATGTGCCTGTGGGTTACAACGCGGTGACTTGGTCCCCGGAGCGTTTCGCGCTCAAGGGTCCGTTGCTGTGTAAGGATGATCTGACCTTTGATCATCGTGTTGAGGCGTTCCTCCGTGTGTATCTTGAGAAGCTCTCGATCCGCGCCCAGCGTAGCTGGGAGACTCGCTATCAGAACACGTTCGCGAAGTTCGCGATCAAGGCCGTGGCTGACTCGTCCTTTACGCAGGTGGAGACGATTCCGTCTGGTGTGAACGAGTTCCCCTGGATTCAGACTGGCTCCGCTGGTCAGGCTTTGAATCAGGCGACGAGCGAGTTGACCCAGGAGATGCTGGATGTGACTGCTGCTACGTTGATTCGTAACGGCGCGACCAATCCTGATTCGAGTGGCTTCATCAGCTATTCGAGCGATGGTCCGGTGTTCCCGTTGTACATCGGTCTGGAGGCTTCGCAGCGTATCGCGCAGAACAATCCTCAGTTCCGCGATGATCTGCGCTATGCGGATATGGGCAGTGGTACGGGTGCCGAACTCTTGAAGCGCATTGGTGCGAACCGTGTGATCAAGAACTTCCGCCATGTGCCGAATCTGTTCCCGCCCCGGTTCACCTATGCTGGCGGCAAGTACACGCTGGTTCAGCCGTTCACCAGTTCGTCTGGCACGAAGGGTACTGTGTTCAGCGTGAATCCGTCGTGGGTGTCTGCTCCGTACGAGGCCGCGTTCGTCGTGACTCCGTATGTGTTCAAGAGCCACATCGTTCGCCCCGTGAACCGCGTTGGCGATCTGTCGTGGATGCCGACCAACTACATGGGCGAGTGGCAGTGGGTGACTGGTGCCTACAAGCTCAACGTGGATTGCGCTGATCCGCTTGAGAAGAAGGGCCAGCATTACGCTGAGTTCATCCATGCCGCCGAGCCAATATTCACCAATCAGGGCATGACGATCATCTTCCGCCGCTGCACTGGTGCGTTGACGACTATCATCTGCTCGTAATCGAGATCCGATAGCGATTGTGCCGTGGGGAGAGAAATCCTCACGGCATTTTTGTTTTGACGGATGATGGATAGTTGGCCAACTTGCCAGCGGGTATTCTGAATAGGTTGACTCATTGGGAAGCGGTAGAACACCGCGAACCCTCGATTGGATGATAGAAACATCTGGTCGAGGGTTTTTCGTTGACATTTATGATGGTCGCTTGAGTGTCTTTGATATGCCGAAGTTCATGCTACCGGAGGGTGTTGAGATTCCTGAGAATCTGGCTGAGGGCGAAGCGTTTCAGACGATGGCCACGATTGTTCTTGGCAAGGGTGGCAAGGCTGAACTGATCGAGGTGGATGGTGTGGCCATCCCTGGATATGAGAAAGCCGCGAAGAACAAGAAGATGAAGGGCGGCGAGGAGGAGATGGAGGAGGAGGGTGAGATGGAATCTAAAGGTGGCGGTGGGCGCGAGAGTTTCATCGCTGAGGTGATGCGTCGTGGGCAGGGTCCGATGATGAGCTAATTTTATGGCTGCGATTACTTGCGACGAAGCGGAGACGCTGATCAACGAGGCCGCGCCATTCGGGTGCCGGTCGCCGTGGGAAGTGGAGCTTGGAAAGCTCGCGCTTGAGAATCGTATCGCGAGCTATCTTCAGGGTGGCGGTGCTACCCGTGGAGCGTATCGGACGGTGACGACGAGCGGGAATGTCATCAGCGGCGATTATCTGCTGATCTGTGATGCGACGGCTGGAGCCATTACGATGACGCTTCCTCCGGCGGCATTGGTCGCTGGCCGGATTTACGCTTTCAAGCGGATCAATAGCGGAGCGAATGCGGTGATCGTGGACGGCTATGCGGCGGAGACGATTGATGGTGCCGCGACCCACACGCTGACTCCGCAGTGGAATAGTTTGACGATCATGTCGGACGGCACCGCTTGGTTTATTTTAGCTGACCATTGATATGGCCAATATCTCCTGTACGGATGCTGCATCGCTGATAGCTGAAGCGTGGGGTGCTTCGTGCAAGAGTCCGCGTGAGCGCAATCTGTTGGAGATTGGCCTACTTTGGGAAGCTGCTACTTTGGGTGGTTCGGCGGATATCACGGCGGATAGCACGGTGGTAACTGCTGACAGCACCATCATCACGGCGGACATGACGGAATTCATTTAACAAAAGATTATGTCACAGCAAACGATCAATGTCGGTGCGGCTCCGAATGACGGAACGGGAACGCCGTTGCGTACGGCTTTCCAGTACTGCAACTCGAACTTTAGCGAGTTGTACACGGCTACTGGGCCTAGTGGTAACAACATCACTGTCCCCGGAAACGCCTCCATCACCGGCGACCTGACGGTTGATACCTCGACGCTGAAGGTTGATAGCGCGAATGATCGTGTGGGTGTTGGGACGGCAAGTCCGACATCTATTCTGCACGTTCAAAAATCGCAAGATGCTGAAACTACACTTGTCGTTAATAACACGAACTCTGGAACTAATGTTGGAGCTAGGTTTGATCTTCAGTCTAATGCTGCCAACTATTTGACCCTTGAATCATACGGTCAAAATGCTTCTGGAACCATTTTCGGAATCAATAAAGCTAAGTTAAATGTTGTTTTTGAAAACGCGCTAACCGCTAATTCAAGCGGTCTTGCAATCGGAACTTTATCGACTAATCCGCTGTATCTTTGCACTAACAACACGCTGAGGGCCACCCTCGACTCCTCCGGCAACCTCGGTCTCGGAACCGCGCCGCAGGCTTGGGATGGTAATTTTAAGGCAATGGAATTGGGATATCCTAATTTCATCGCTGGAAACGCTGGAGCATATCGTGTTGATGTCGGTGTAAATGGGTATTTTAGCGGTGCTGGATACAAGTATGCTGCTACTGGTGTTGCCGCTTCGTACTACAGTCAGTCGTCTGGTGCGCATAGGTGGTACAACGCCGCCTCCGGCACCGCTGGCAATGCGATCACCTTCACCCAGGCGATGACGCTGGATGCGAGTGGGAATCTTTCTATTGGTGCAACTTCTGTTGCGAATCAGGAGCGGCTTAATCTGACCAGCAGCAGGAATGTGTATGTTGGACGATTCTTTAATTCTGCGTCGTCTGGCGGAAACTACGGTTTCCTAATCAACTACAGTGCTGCTGCTCCTAACAATGCTTCGAACGAGTTTCTTGCTTGTTCTGACAACGCTGCTTCTAGGCTGTTCCTGTATTCCAACGGTGGAATTGCGAATTATCAGTCGAACGATTCCAACCTATCTGACGAACGCACCAAGACCGACATCAAGCCTCTTGCTTCGTACTGGAACAAGATTAAGGCGTTGGAGGTTGTCACGTTCAAGTACAAGGACCAGACGCACAGCGACAACAACATCGGTTTGATCGCTCAGCAGGTTGAAGCAGTCGCTCCTGAATTGGTCGATGTTGATGGATTTGGAAATACTCCTGCTGACGGTGTTCCTTTCAAGACCATCTACACCACCGATCTCTACCACGGTGCAATCAAAGCCTTGCAGGAAGCAATGACCCGTATCGAAGCTCTGGAAGCCAAACTCGCCTAATTATGATTACCCCTCTCTGGAAAATCGAAACCCTGTGGGTCAAGCCTGTTGATGGCTCTCTGACCGATGTCGTCGTCACCGCCGCGTGGAGGTGTTCCGCTACGGATGGCCAGTACAGCGGATCTGTCTATGCCACGGTGAGCTTCCAAGCTCCTGCCGCTTCCGACTTCACTCCTTTCGAGGATCTGACGCAGGAACAGGTTCTTGGATGGGTCTGGACCAATGGCGTGGACAAAGCCGCTGCCGAAGCCGCTGTGGCCCAGCAGATCGCTGATCAGGTTAATCCTCCGATCATCACTCCTCCGCTGCCGTGGGGCGACGCTGTTGTCGATGGCACCACCATCCAGGCTCCGGTGATCGCTCCTCCCGCGCCGGATCTGAGCCAGCCGCCGCTTCCCGCCGGTGTTGTCATTGATCCGGTGACTGGCTCGCCTGTCTTGCAGGACGCTTCTGCCTGACATACGCTGATCGCGCATGATCAATATCGAACTCACCATCGAACAAGCGCAGCAACTGGCTCAACTCATCGAAATCGCTATCAAAGCAGGGGGAATTCCGAACGCTCGCGTTGGCGTTCCTCTCTTTGAGAAAATCGAGGAAGCAGTTAAGAAATCAGCCGGTCAATGAGTGACGACCAACAGCACAACCTGGAACTTCGTATCGTGAGATTGGAAACCATCATTGGAGACGCAGATGCGGGCATGGTGGCCGACATTCACGGTATCAAGGCGCAGATCGATAACCTTCGAGCTTTCCAATGGAAGCTCTTTGGTGCGTTCAGCGTGATTCCTGTTGTGGCCCAGTTGATCATTCAGGTAATGTTCAAGCGATGAATCCGAATATCGCCTCACTCATCCGCCACATCCTCACGGCTGCTGGCGGTTTCCTTGTCGCCAAGGGTCTCGCTTCCGCCGATCAGGTGGGAGAGTTTGCTGGTGCGATTGCCACGATTGTTGGCATCGGCTGGTCCATTAAGAAGAACGCCGGTGGGGAAAAGAAGGCCGAGTAATCGGATGTTCAACTTCCTTGCCGAGTTCGCCATGAAGCTGATTGTTTGGCTTCATGGCATTTTTTCTGCCGATAAAACGAGTGAAGACGCTAAGAAACAACCTGCTCTCAAGCGCGATCTGCTTGATCGCATTGACCGGATGCACGACAAGTAGGGTGATTTACGTCCCCCACGGTGAACCGGTACGCCTTGCTGAGAGCGTGAAGGCCAAGGTTTGGGTTGTTGACGCGAGCGGCAAAACCGTGCGTAGTAACAACCGCATCACCATCCATGAAGGCTGGTATGCTCTGCCAAAGGATTGAATGAGCGCAAACGCCCCATACAAAGGAGTATCGCAATCGCCCGCTTCCGGGTCTGGTCCGTACAGGAAAACACCGGCTCCGATTCCTCAGAAGCCGGTGTATAATCCGCCTACTGTTCCTAGCGGTTCAGGTCCGTATGGATCTGGACCCTATCGCAAGTGATCAGCGACCAAGCGATTTCATCACGTTGGCGATGAAATCCTGAGAGTTCGGATTCGCGCTGTTCGCGGAAGCGGGGCGCGAATTTCCTTTTGAGGAGGACGAGACTCCAGGTTCGGCACCGCGATACTTCGCCAGTTCAGATTGGAGCCGCTTGTTCACCTCGACCTGAGCATAGAGAAGCTCGCGATACTTCGGCGCAGCAGCGGCCCAAAGAGCAGCCTTGGCAAGGTCTTCCTCGCTGTTCTCGCCATTGAAAATCTGGCGGGCCAAGTCCATGCGCTGCGTGAGTTCGCTGTTCCACTCCTCGTCATTCTCGCGAGGCTCAAAAATCTCAAGGGCGCGAGCGTTCTCGGAAACCTTGCTCCAAGTCTTATTAGCCTCCTCTAGCGCGGCCTTCGTGTTCGTCGATTCATCCTGCTGATACTTGGAGATGATCGACTCGTAATCGCTCTTAGCTTCAGCGATCTCGGAAGCGCGTTCGCCCTGAATCTCCTCATGCTTGACGATCAATGCGCCCAGCTTGGCCTTCTTGGACGGCGAAAGCTGATCGACGATGTCATCGATCTGGGAGTTCCGATAATCGCTCTCGGGAGCCTTCAAGAGCGATACGAGACGGTCGCCATCGCTGCCAACGAGTCCTTTGACCGACTCGAACACATTGTTGATGCGACCCTCGTACTTCTTGACGAACTCAGGATGACGCTCGATGTCGAGCAATCGAAGACGCTCGGAAAGAGCTTCGCGCTCTTCGCTCAACGACTTGAGCTTGGTCTCGTAATCTTCGGAAGGATTCTTGGAAGACTTGATTTCCTCTAGCTGCTTGGCGAGTGCAGCCTTCTCTTCCTTGATCTTTCGGAAGGCTTCAGCGGCTTTTGTACTCTTGATCGTCTCGGGGATGTCAGCGTCAACATCACCGGAAACATCTTCGGATTTAGCCGGTTTGGTGAACATCAACTCGATGTCCTTCTCGGCGCGAGTCTTAGCGGTAGGCTTCTCAGCTTTCGGTTGAGTCTGCTTCTCCTGCTTCTGCTGAGGAGGAGGACTGGCCTTCTCCTTCTTCAGATCGGCTTCGGTCACCTGCTCGGCAACGCCTTCGTCGTTTGCGCCCATCTTATTGAACGCATCGAGAATCGAGTTCCCGAAATCAGGAGTTTCGCCGCCATTGACAATCGGACTGTTCAGTTGATCTCCATCCATATTTGTTATTGGTTAATACTGTTTTTCAAACGTCGCTTCAGGTTCGCTGACAACTTGATTTGCTGCCAATTTGCGAAGGTTTTCAAGACAATGCGCGTAACCAGCGGTTACACCAGCGGCAAACACGATATCTGATTCCTTGGCGTTATGCCCAGGCATTGGGACCGGAATTGATTCGGACACAATCCGCAATGCCATGCGGACAATCGGGTTGGCCAACAGCTTCGCCAGTTCAGCTTGCTGACCGTCAGAGATCCATTGGGAGAGATTGATCTCCGGTAGGTTCATCAAGTCCTTCGGATCGCTCTTCGTTGAGCCTTTCAACCATTTGATCATGCTTAGTCTTTTTGTTTCGTTTCTTGTGTAACTTAGGAATCGGATCGATCACATCGCCAAAACGCGGAGGACGCTCCGCATTGACGACATCGCGCTTCGGTCGAATCACTTTCGTGATCTCAAGCAGGTCCGCATACGGAATACGGATGTAACCACAGTCCACATCGTTGATGCCATAGACGACTACCACTTGAGACTTATTAGAGTCGTAAAAGGCACCGCATGGGAACACGACAGCGGGTAATCCGGGCCACCAATCCTGCTGGTTCGTGCCAGTGAGGATCGGCATCGATGTCATGCGAACGATGCGGAACGGAGCCTTCGCCTCGAAAGCATACGCGCCCATGTAATAGCGACGCTTGTTCGCGATCCAAGGGAGCGATGAGTGGAAGAAAGTCCAATACATTCCGTCGATGAGGATCGGATTGGTGCCACCTCGAACTTCACCGAACTTGTAGAATGGATTGAACTCGTCCGTCTCGTATTCCTCCTCTTTCTCAAGACGCCCATTAAAGCGTATTACACGGTGCGGATTGGCCGAATACACCATGTGTGGCGCATTATCGTGGACGAACCATAGCCAGTTCTTCTCATGGCCATCGTTCACCATCGCCTGGGCGTTGTTGTTTCCGTGAAGCGGATCGAACCGAGCGACGTTCAGGAACTGCTTATCGAGCAGGAACATCGCCTGATGCGCGTAGCTCTTGAACGGGATGAACGTGCAGCAGCTTAGTCCGTATTTGTCGCCAAATCGCACCACGCGAGGATCTTCAAACTGCTCATTCGGATAGTGCGATTGAAGCGTGAGAAGAGCCTTCTTGGTGGCCCGCAGATCACGGGAAAGCTCGAAGACAACGATGTCGTTCTTCTCCATGTAAACATCTTCATCTTTCTCGCGCTTGTTACGGCAGCGACGGGCGAAAAATGTGATTCGTCCATCTGCTTCTTGGATGATGGCCGGGTTGAAGTAGTAGGTGCCTGTCTCTTGCGGCAGGACAATTTTGCCTACCTCCCAATCGACCTGATCCTTTAGTAGTGGGACATCGTTCTTTGCGTAGCTCATCAGGAATTCCGCTGCGAATTTGGTTTCGTCGTAGAGGGCCAGCCAGTGATCACGCTCTTCGCGGATCTCGGTCAGGTGTTCCTCATGTTCTTTGGTTCTTATCTCCAGCGTCTTACGCAGGTCTTCGATCTGGAGCATAAGGTCCGCAGGACCATCTCCTCCGTTTGCGAACCTGCGAAGTGCTTTGAGACTGATTTCACGGATGATATCTCTCATCGTTTTTTGTACACACGGGTTTTTCCGTTCTCAAGATACGTCACATGATCATACTTAAACTTCGCCAACTCCTGAACGAGCTTCATGGTGTCCCAGTTTGCATCGTCCATGATGAAGTAACCGCCTGATTTGATGCAGGGAGTCCATGCAACCAGATCACGGCATGAATCCCATTCTGTATGCGCTCCATCCAAATGCAGGATATCAACGCGTCCGTTTGCGAACCTAGCGGACGCCTCAAGAGAAGTCTGGCGATAGACGGTTAGATTCTTATCGAGATCCAAGTTTTTGAAGTCGCGCAGAAACTTGCTGTAGATCGAGTCCAACTGCCACTGCTTCTCGCTAAGATTCTGGTTGTAACCATTCTCAGACATCGCGTCTTCGCTCCACGGATCAACCGCAAACACCGCGCACTGATGCGTGTAGGAAGCAGCACAGAAGCTGGCCAAGCTCAAGCCTTTCCAAACGCCAACTTCTACGACGATGTTCGGCTTCTCTTGAAGAACTAAATCGTAGAGATAGCGGCTCTTTTCTTCATAGGTCCATCCCTCAAGATGCTCTCTTGCGGCAATTACTTTGTCCCAGTTATCAGGCATATGAGAATGTGCTTTGATCTCCATTTTGAACCGCCAAAGGTGGAAACAGGCAGTAATGAACCATAGTCGGGAGACTCTTCTTCTGGAGTTGAATGTCGATTGGCGCGTACATCCGCTCGTTCGTTTCAATCAAGTGTCTAAGTGATGATTTCTTGATCAGATAAGCGTGGGTACAGAGTGGCGCGATTCCAGAGTATATGATTCCTGGTCGAACTTCCGTGTAATCCTTGCGAAGGCAGCAGTGGCCAACAAAGACAAACTCCCAGTCTTCAGGAAGGCGTGACATCATCTCGGTCAGTTTTTCCTTGAAACCGTCACAAAGCTGAACGTCATCTTCGACGATCAGGAAATAGTCGTCTGGCAGGTACTCGGCAATCCTCCAGATCACATAATGTGAAAGAGAACACCCAAGAACTGGTTGGCTAATCTTGTACGGAGGGCCGTCCTCTGGAAGCCAGTTTGGCTTATCGTCAAGATAAGCCAATTTGGTTTTCAAACCCATCTTTGATGCATGAATCGCATCGAATAGATGGAACTCGATACCGTGATCTCGCAGGTGTTTTGCGACCTTTTCGCGTCGGTCAGCAGCAGCTTTCAGTGAAACACAGAATGTAGTGGGAAATTTCATCCAATCAGAATTGCAGACTTATTGAATCCACCGATATTGAACATTTGAACTAGCTTCGATTTTGGCCAGTAAATTGCGTTAAACGGACGATAACCACCGGGATTAATGTCTTGGTTTGAATCGCAGTGATCGTTGACTATCAGGACTTTTTTATGCTTGGTCGCGGCATAAAGAATCCTGTCGCAATCCGCATTTGGAAGATGTTGAAGAACATCTTTGATGTGAACGAAATCAAAGATTTCTTTGACAGATTCAATCCCGTTTACCGATATGTCTGTTCCAATCGGTGCGCGAGCTTTAGCAAGTTCAACGGCTTTTTCGCTGGCATCGATACCTTTGTATTTGATTCCGACCAAATCTAGCTGACTGGTGAGTTGCCAATCGCCACAACCAACGTCGAGAAACGACGTTGCGCCAAGTGATCGGATCAAATTGTTGAGAAATCCAACGTACTCAACCGTGTTTGATTTGAATGATCCTGGGCCAGATCCGCCGTTCCACTTATCTTTGATGTAGATGTCATCAAAGATATTTTGAAGCGTGTTCGCAGTAGACATCTTCTTTTTTGCTTATGATTTCGTCGGTCAACGAATTCATTTTCTCCGTATGGTACGACCGCCATAAATGGGCGATCACGCAACCATCCAGAGACCTATTTTTTTGCCAATATTCGCCAGACTCGCAGTGAATGAAACCGAGCATCTCGAAATCGACAGCCTTGCAAAGACCAGGATTCTCGCGATGCAACTGCCACGGATATTGAACTGAAATCTCGTTCCATCCGCGACCATCAAACTCCTGCCATTTCTGAAGCCATTTCCATTGAAATTGACCGTGCATACGCGAGTACATGATCGCGTTGCATAGGCCAATGGTTCCTTCTCCGCAGAATTCTCGACCGATCACCGCGTCGTGGTTCAGCCACTCTTCGGGATATGGTGCGACCGTGATCGTGTCCGTGTCGCAGTAAACGCCACCCATCGCATAGAGAACGGTGTGGCGGATTAGATCAGCGCGATGCTGATGCTGCGGTATTGTTTTTCCGTTCCATTGATGCGGATTCTGGATCGGCATGATCCGAACCGGAGTCGTCGCCTTCAGTTTTTCCCAATGATAACCTTTCGGCTCTTCAGGACACCAAAGGTAAAGGTTCCAGTCAGGATTGTTTACATGAGCGGATCGAATGGCGATCCGGTCGCAGATATGAAAGCCGTCGTTGTGAAGTCCATGTACAAAATGGATGTTTTTCATCCCTGACGCGATAATTGAGCCTGAGCAGTTGCGTTCGCCCGCTGAATATCAGCGGTTGTCTTCGCGTTTCGACGGGCCAGATCAGCCTGAGTCTTGACGTTCTGACGCTGGATATTTGCCATCGTCTCGGCGTTCTGGCGAGCGATTTTTGACTGAACTTCGGCGTTTAAGACAGCAGTCTTCGGGTCAACACCCTGCTGGATCGCCATCGCTTGCTGCTGCTGCGCCATCGCCTGAGCTTGCTCGCTCACGAACTCACCAAGCTGCTGGATCGTCTGGTTCAACAACTCAAGCTGGCGAGTGTAGGCTTCAATCTGCGGACGGCGGGTCGGATCGAGCGACAGCCGCTGGAGATGCTCTTGAACGTGCTGGAGGATGCCTTGCAAGAAGAGCATGACTTCCTGCGGATTAGCACCCTGCTGGAGACTGCTCGCAGCTTCGTTCGCCGCGCCGAGATGCGTCTCGACATGGATGACATGGTTCTGCGTATCGGTGACGACAGCCATGTTGCCCTGGCGCAGCGATGAGTGTTCGAGAACGGCGAGTGCCGCTTGATCCTGAGCCTTCGAGTTGGGCATGGCGGACGGCAGATAGCGATCAACCATCTGCTGTCCAACCTGAGCAGCGATGTAGTCCTGCAACAGGTTGATCTTTCCACCTTCGGGCAAGGAGCCAAGCAGACCGAGCAGCGAGCCGAGAAGCTGCTGTTTCGCGAACTGCGATCCTTGGCCAACCGTCCTCGTCGCTTCCACGAAGTCCAAATCAAGCATGGCTTGATCAGGAACACCACGCTCACGACAACGACGCTGGAACTCAATCGCATCGCGATCACTCTTGGTGATCGGATTCAGATTCGGATTGGCGGCGCGACGGAATCGCTCCTCAAAGAAAGCATCAAGCTGATTGTAATACCGGCTTAACTGCGTCTTACCAATCGCGCTTTGCTGCGAGACAATCGCTTGGATTTCGGTTGCCGTGCGCGGGTTACCGGATGGTTTGTTAAGGCTCTGACGGTACTGCGAAAGATTTCCTTGGAGGACGTTTTCAAGGTCCGCGTTGACGGCCATAGGCGCGTCCAGAACGCCCGCAACATTCTGCTGAATGACATCATAATCAGGAGGAATAATGGCGTACGGACCCTGCTGAACGACACTCGTCTTATTCAGCGCATTCGGATTGAGCGGCTTGAAAAGAATCTGCGTACGAGCGAACGCTCCATCAACCATCGCGCAGCGCAGACGATTCTTCAGTTCCATCGCCTGAAGCATCTTGATGCCAAGACCCTTCACACCGTGATGCTCACCATCACCACGGTCGTAATACATCGGATGAATCACCTGCTCCCACTTGGAGAACCGGCGCAGTTTCCGATACATGAAATCACCGCTATCACGCTCGTCGATGATGCAGTGGCTGATCATCCCATCGAATTCCTTGTAGAATACATGGGACATCAGCACGACTTCCGAACGAGCAGAGAACGTGATGTCGTTCGAGCGAAGCTGGCGTTGGAAGAACTCCCAATCGTACTGAACTCCGGAACGGTACGGTTCGGGCATCGCCACGCGGATGCGCTCGCGGACGTAATCGACATTCCAACCGGCAGCTTTAGCCGCTTCCTCGTCCTGAATTTTCTCGAACAAATCGTCCACGCCCATGCGGACACGGACGACGGCCACCTTCCAATCGCTGACATTGGACTTGGTGCCGTCAGGAACGAGCAGATCGGTCGCCAGGATCGCTTTGCAACGCCAGTTGTTGGCATCCTCGAAGATGAGAGGACCGTGGCCCACTAGGACCATCTCACGCTGCGAAAGCTGCATGAGGTAATCGAAGTCCTTGTCCAGCTTCTGGAGACGGTCGAACTCCTCGGTGATGATCTTAGACCAGTCCTCGCGCTTATCGATGTCGTTGCCGTAAGCAGTCTTGATGGTCGCGTAGGTCGGAACCTCGGCGAACACATCGTAGAAAGCGGACATCGCGAGCGTTAGGAACGCTTCGGATTCGCGGAAATTTACGTTTGTACGGAACGCCTGATTATTCCTACGAAGTTCCGCAGGATTGTAAGGAGGGTTTCCGTCAACGAGTCCACGGAGCTTCGCTCGCGTGTTATTCCGCAACTCATCTGCCATGATGAGTTTCTGGAAGATTTCACGGGCGGATGCCGCATCCGCGATGCGCGTATCGGGCGCAGTCCCGTTCTCGTTGAGACTCTTAAGCGGAAGTTGGGCTATTGATCCGTACATGGTCTTTTTTTCCAGCAGTGATCTGGAAGGTTTTTGTTCTCTGTAGAGTCCGTGAATTTATGTAGGGTTTCAATGGGAAACCAAACCATGCTTCTTACAAAGCATCCGCAGAATTCGCAACTCTGTAGCTTTTCGTCGTATGGTGTGCTGCCATGAGACGATAAAGCCTTCACCGTTTCCTTTATGACACGGCTGTTGCAAGCACTACACCCATGAGGCTGACGATTGTAGATGCAGGACGCACAGATAGCTGCCCTTCTTGTAGCTTCGTCCTTCGATACCTTACCGCCACCGATGGTAAGACCATGGGCCAAACTCATACTGAACCGGACGACATCGCCTATCTGGAAGGATTTTGCGCCTTTGACCTGCGGAATCTCGACATCGTTGTAGCTGCATTCAACGCCACGACGACATGAAAACTCGACCAGCAGATCGGTCAGATTCGGCGGAATCTTAATCGCGTTGGCTTTGTAATGCTCCTCAACGAATGTAATCAGTTGCTGCCAAGAGCTTGCGATGATCTCAATGCCGGTCTCTGGCACCCGATAAACCCAGTTACCCGGTGGAACAACATGAGTATTAAGTAACTTGTATCCCATAATTAGATGTCGTGATAGATTGTATCAGCTTCGCTTACAAGTTTCTCCCAGAGCTTGTCCGCTTTGGTGTGGCGCGGTTCAAACTGTACGGTTTTCCGTACAAGATCGAGCAGAACGACGGCGGCATCCGCCAAGTCGGGTGATCGTCCCGTGCGCTGCTTCATCACGGTCTTCGATTCAACGGATATCTTCCGCTTGGAATCATCGAACATACGGGCGCAAAACTCCTGCATCGTCTCGATATCGAGTCCACCAATCCGTTCCTCTACCACCCATTTACGCATCGAGAACCAGAGTTCTGTGACCTTTCTATCATAGGCTTCGTTGCATGGCCGATTGTCCTCGTCGCTCACAGGTAATACCGATGGCGATCCGCCGAACTCTACGCGGTGAACAATTCCCCATTCTCTGGTGAGAATGTCGGCCAATCCACCGCCTTCACCGCTTGAATCGAGTGCGAATCGATCCGGTTGGATACCGCGCTTTACGCACTCCTCTTTAACCCGATTGGCAATCTGGTAATGGACTGGATCTGGCAATGCTGCATTGGGCGAAATCTGGATGATATCACCGAAAAGGATGCTCACTTTATCCGTGGCAGTACCAACTTTGGCAAAGCGTAGGACGCAACGATCACCGCCGAATCCTGGGTCGAGCGCAGCGACTTCCTGAGCGTTCGATGTAAAGATCAGCTTTTTGTTGGGCGAATGAGTCTCGACAAGTGCTTCCGAAAGCACCGTCTTGACCATGCCGTCCGGTGCCCAGAAACCGCGTGTGTACTTCCAGAAAGTCGGACTTTGCTCGCCCTCATGCCGCATGGCTGACAGCACCTGATCGTGGGTGATCAGATACGAATACTTCGTCCGACCCTCGCTGATGTTTGGACTCTTCATGCCGTCGAAACGGCAGCAAATACCGCGTTCAGTCAGCCATGTCTGGTCCTCAATAGTGACGCTGCGCCACCCTTTGCCGGGGGTACAGAAGCGTCCGTGCGGATCGAACTTGGATGCAGGATTTCCGATTACCAGCATTTTGAACTCGCGACAGCCTTTGGATAGGTTTGTACACGCTTCAAACGCTGCCTCTGGGGTATCCGTCGCTTCGTCGATGATCACCATCACCCGATCCGCGTGGATACCTTGGATGTTGGCCACTGCCTTCGATGTATTGCCTTCGGCCACCGCTACGGCGGATATCGAATGACGATCATCTCCTTTGACAGCTTGGAGACTCATCTTTGAGTCCACCATGTTACCGGGGAATCCGCGTGTCTTGCGCGTAAGATCCTGAAGGTTGGCCCACATACGCTTGCGAATCATCTTCGCCGTTGTGGATGTAAGGACTACCGCTGTCTTGGATGGGTTAGCCAGCCACCAAACGGTCGCGAAAAGAGTGGCTCCGAACGTCTTGCCGCTCGCGCCACATCCAGCCCAGCCAACGTAATCATGTTCGCAGAGGCTCTCGATCTGCTTTTCTAGCCACGGATTCCAACTGAGCTTTGGCCAGAGGATATCCGTTGCTTTGCGAAAATGTTCAAAAGTTCCTAAACCGCCCTCACTTGGGGACAAACGATTGCGAAAACAGTAAAGCTCAAGCTCCAGATCAGGTATTTTTACAGGTGATTTGATGCCATACTTGTGTTGGATCAATGGATGCTCGGACACTTCGGAAGACATAGTTTACCCTTGCAATAATTGAGTCTGGACTTGAGGTTCTGGCAAAGGAAAAATATGCCGTCGCAACTCGTTTCTTCATCCGGCTGCTGTCAGCCTTGCGACTCTGATCCAGTTGTCGTCAACATTCCCGGTCCTCAAGGTGCCGCAGGAACGAACGGGACGAACGGCACGGATGGTCACAATGCTTTCTGTTACACGACTGCGTTGTTTTTGGTTCCGCCGCTGGGCGGATTTGTTTACGTCACGGTCACTGATTCCTCGTTTTTGCCTGAAAGCATTCAGGGTCAGTTTTTCGTTTCCGTTCAAGGCTGCGGTTATATGCAGGTCTTGGATGTTGTCGATCTGACGATCTGCCTGGGAAATCCTGCCGCCGGTGTTCTTGGAGTTCCGAACGCCATTCCGACAACTCCGATTCCATCAGGTTCACTAATCACTCTTGCTGGAGCAGTTGGCCCTCAAGGTGCGGCTGGCGTTTCGGGTGGTGCGCCCACGGGTGCTTCTTACATCTGTCGGACTGGCGATGGAACGCTGACCAACGAAACTGCGTTGGATTTGCTGACTGCCGGTTACATGAAAACCGCCGGTTCCGGTGGTTCTGGCGTGATTTCTACGTCGGCCACCATTCCGGTTGCGGATATCACCGGCACTCTTCCGATTGCCAATGGCGGAACGAACCTGACGACGGCTCCTGCCAACAAGATTCCGGTTGGCGACGGAACCAATTATCTTCAGAAGGAAATCGTCGGAACGCTGCCGATTGTTGTCACCAATTCCGCTGGAAACATTACGCTTTCGGCTCCTTCGATTGTTCCGTTTAGCTACGTTACGTTTACTCGTCGAGTGACTGGATTGGGTGCCGCCAATGCTCCAAACCTTACGGGCGGAACGACAACTAATCCGTATTCCACCACGACCTACGGAACGGCGTCGTATGCCGGAATCGATACCGCATCCGGTTTTACTGCTTCTAGTGGGCGGTTTACCGCGCCTTATACCGGATATTACCGCATCGATGCCTACTTCAATTTGGATGCGGTTTCTTCAACCGCTCAGGTAATTGTTTATCTAAGAAAAAATGGCGGCGACATTCTTGGATCAAAATCATTCAGCGTGACTAGTAGTGGATATCATCCAATCAGCTTCAACTACATCGATCAGGCCACTGCAACCACCGATTATTACGAAATCATAGTCAACACGACGCATGATATTTACGTCGATCAAGGCTCTTCGTTCTCGGTTCAGCGGATTCAGGCTTAATCCATGAGCGAACGCGCACCAAGACGCTATACCGATGGCACTGTCACTTTTGAAGGTGGCATTGACATGGGCGTCATGCCGTCAGAAATCGATAAGAATCAGGTCTCGTTCGCCATCAATTCGTCCTTTCGCGAAGGATTCGTTTCACCTCGCCCCGGATTCGTTCAGAAGGATTACGACGTTTGCCTGACGATTACCGCCGACAATGCAATCGTCACGGCTGACGCGATCAACGTCACGGCTGACGGTTGGTCGGAGGAATGTTACGGACCTGATGAAATCGGTGGCGTTTTCCAATGTGCGCTTCCGTACATTGCGGACAACGGGCGTACCTACATTCTGGCCCTCATTAGCGGTGAAGTTTGGCTGTACGACACGCAGCTAAACACGTTCATCAACCTGAGCGTCACGGATGATCTCAAGAATCCGTCGAACCTGCTCGATGGATGGATGGTTCAAGCCGAGAACTTTGTCGTCATTCAGGATGGATTTTCAAAGCCGCTGATCTTTAACGGGGCGAACCTGCGTCGAGCGCAGCCAGATGAGATCAAGTGCGGGCGCGTCATGTCATACGTCAACGGACGCATCTGGTACGCGCTTCCTGACGGCTTCTCTTTCCGTGCGACCGATATCGTCTATGGAGATGGAACGCGGGCCAGTGTTCTCAAGGAAACCGAGAACACCTTCCTCAATGAAGGCGGAGACTTCGCGGTTCCTTCGGACTCAGGCGGAATCACATCGATGGCGGTTCCAGGCAACCCGGACACTTCGCTCGGTCAAGGTCCGCTGCTGATCTTCACTCCTCGTTACGTCTTCTCGATCAATGCTCCGGTTGATCGTGATGCTTGGAAGAATCTCAACTATCCGATCCAAGCCATCAGCTTGCTCACCTCGGGTGCGCTTGGAGCGCGTTCTTCTATCACGGTCAATGGCGACGTCTTCTACCGCGCTGTCGATGGCATTCGGTCGTTCATCATCGCTCGACGATCATTCAGCGATTGGGGAAATACGCCCGTCAGCAATGAGATGCTAAAGATTGTTGAGAACGACCAGACAGATTTGCTTTGGTCAGGCTCTGCTGTCGTGTTCGACAATCGTCTGCTGATGACGACCCAGCCTGTCTATGATAACGACGGTGTTTATCATCGCGCTCTTGGTGTTCTTGACTTTGATCTCATCACCTCGATGCGGAAGAAGTTCGCGCCCGCCTGGGCGGGAATCTGGACCGGACTAAAGGTTCTTCAGATTGTTAAGACCGAGAATCCTTACGGTGATCAGTGCTGGATCTTTGCTCGTGGCGAAAACGGGAACATTCAGCTTTGGGAACTGACCAAGACTGGCCGATTCGATGTCAATCTGTCGGAGCAGAAGGAGATCCAGTGGCTCTTCCAGACTCGCGCTTACAATTTCGAGGTGCCGTTTGGGATGAAGCGGTTGGATAGTGGCGACATCTTCATCGATCAGTTGGAAGGCGATGTAACGTTTGAGGCTCGTTACAAGCCTGACCAGTATCCGGGTTGGATCGAGTGGCATGATTGGGCCGAGTGCGCTCGGATCAATCTGTGCGGATTCCAGATGGATTGTCTGCCGATCACGAACTATCAGCCGCAGTATCGTCCGAAGATGCGGTTGCCGACTCCTTCGGATACGCCGTGCAACTCAACGATCAGCACTCCTGCTAGGAATCTTTTTGAAGTCCAGATGCAGCTTTTGGTGACGGGTTATTGCCGCATCAAGAGCA